AGAGATTTAGGTATTAGTGCATTTGAGTTAATAGATGCCGTTGAAGAGGCAACAGAAGAATCTGTTTATGGAGGTACTAAATGTATATCTGATGGACTTGTAAGATTTTCAATAACAAATTAAAATGGACAGAAACACACAAGATAAATTAATAATACTATTATCTATCACACTAATTGTGGTGGCAGTAATTTTTAACTTAACACGATAACAAAATGAATGACTACGAACAACTTGAAACCCTACCTCAACGTGTCAAAGACATATTAGATAGTTGGGATGATAATAAAGAATTGTACCAAGAGTGCAGTAGAATTAAGGCTGAGTTAAATCAAGAAAGATATACTTGTGACTACGGGCTTGATGGGCAATTATATGATGTTAAACCTTTAAAAATAAATTAAAATGAACGACTACGAACAACTAGACACGCTACTATCTAAAGCGGATTGGTACTATATGAGGTCAGATAGCGACTCAACCTATCAGAGAGGTCTTAAGGATATGGAAAGACTTATACAAATGAAGTTAGCACTACCCGACCAAGAAAGAGCAGATAAAATATGGAGTAACCACTCTCCTTTTACTAATATTAAAATTAAATAAGATGAGGTACATAGCAACAATAAAATGGTTAGATAACCAAGAGATTCAAGACGCTATGATTTTTAAAATAGGGGACATTGATGAAGATGACGATGACGTTTTCTTCTACCTTGAAGACGAATCAGAGATAGACGAGTTTAAAAAAGAAGGCGTGAACGAATTTATTATATTAAATATTAACAAACAAAACTAAATAAGATGAAGAATATAGAAGACTTACTATTTCCTAACAATCGGAAGTTGATACTCAATAAAGAAGAAGATTGCCTTGAAACTTGTATCGTTGATGCAGAGATTGACCCAATAAATTGTACACTTATAGGTGATGGGTGTATAAACATAAATACAGAAGACCTTACATATATAATATTAGATTTTCATAATTTATATGATATGTTGGACTTGATTGACGAAGCAGATAGCTACTACGAAAAAGAACACAATAACACTAAAACTAAATAAGATGACTAAAAGACAAGAACAATTGAACGGTATACTAACAGATGTATCGGATTACTATGGATTAAAAATTACAGACGTAACAAGTGACTCAAGACTGAGTGAATTTGTACGAGCGAGAGATATGTTTGCATACCTCTGCCGAGAGTACACAAGTGCATCGTATAACGACATAGGGCAGATGTTAGGTGGGCGTAACCACGCTACTATCATACACTCAAATAAGAAGATAAAGGAGTACGCTGAGATGTACCCCGCAGTTAAGAAGCAAGTGCAAGAGATTACATATCGTTCAGACTTATACGACAGACTAAAGACTCACGATGTAAAGGTGAGACGAGAGAATATAATTATGTCAGCAGTTAACTTGCTTTCAAACCAACTAAAAAGTTGGAACTTTGAATCTATTGAGCAGATGGAGATGAGTTACCCAATAAATAAAATCGTTAAAGATATCAAGCAAGGTGTGTGGGAAGAGATGTTAAACAATAAACAAAATAGCAATGTTAAATAAACAGAGAGAATTACACAAAAAGTTAAAGATAGTGTACTTAATTAACGTATGCGAGGCAAGGATAGAGACACTTAACAATTGGGTTAGGTGTCACAACTCAGACTTCTTCCCTATTGCTGATTTCTATCGTGATATGATACTAAGTGCCAAGGAAAGGAGAGAGTGTCTTAGAGAGGCTTATATGCGTCTTGAGGGCATTAATTAACAACTATGCTATACGATTAAATAAATAAATATGATATTTTCAATAATAGTGTTCATTTTAATTTTAAGTAGATTTTACGAATCTTGGAAATCAAATGAATGGTAAATAAAAATAATTAGTAACTTTAAATAAATCAAAAATATTATGGAAACAAAAAAAGCGACATCGTTTAACTACGAAACCTATGTAGTTCACGTTGAAATTACATCTAAGGTTAATTTCGTAGGGCATCAATCAGCTAACTCTATTGAGAGTGTAGTTCTGAAAACAATTAACTTTGACTCTATTGACAACACAATTATAAAGAGTTTTGTTAAATCATTCCTATCTTCAGTAGACTATAAATCTATAGCTGATTATATTAACGACTCATCCGCAGATAAAGAGCCAAGTAATAAGATTGTAATGAACTCGGGTAGGGAGTGGGATTTTATGGATGATAATAAATAAATAATTATGACTGAAAAAGAAATGCAAAAGCTAACCGAGATGATAGTGGAGGCTATTGATACTAGGCAACGTGAACTCGACCAAGAGTTCTACGATAACGCTAACTCGACAAACAACAATGTGCCTATGGAGTACGTTATACAACTCGACCAAGATAAGTCTGAGAAGGAGAGGCTTGTGGATAGAGTGAGTGAACTTTACATCTCCCTCCACACCGCAATAGAGCAAGAGAGGTTTGAGTTAGCAAACGACATCAAGGAAACAATTAAGGCAGTAAAAGACTTAATTAAAAGAAAATAAACTAAACTAAACTTAATATTAACACTTAACACCTAATAGATATGTAACAGAAAAAAATCAGAATGAAGAGATACGACTTAGAGAACTATGTTCGCTATATTAATGACCTCAAGGTTTCAAAACCTAAAGAGAGAGAACTGCTAGACTATAGCAGAGATGAATTAATAATAAAATTCTTACCATTGGTAGAGAACCTAGCAAGGAAGTTTCCGTCATCGGAGATAGCCATCGGAGTCCTTAATATCACAGACCTCATTCAGATTGGCTCTGAAGCATTGATACTAGCAGTTGATAAGCTAGACTACGACCACCTTAAATTATCTAGGGATGTAGATAAGACACTAAAGTCTTTCTTTTCTAAGAGAATTAAGGGTGCAATTAGGAGGCGTATTGACATCAACAGAGGTAGTATGAGGATACCCGAATACAAACGTAATATAATGAGGAAGGAATCAGACGACAAGGAGAACGTAGAGATGTTCTTTCGCTCTATATTCCTTACCATTGATGATGGTCAAAACAACAACAACTTTCAAGATAAGTCCGAGCCGTATAATATAAATATACTTAACGCATACCTCAAAGGTATTATGCAAAAGCATTTAAGTGCCATAGAGTATGAGGTTCTAAGGATGTCGTACGGACTTGACTGCAACAAGCATACAGGTCTTGAGATAGCAAATGTTTTAGGTATAAAAGGTATTAATAACTTTGTTCGGGTATCTGAGATTAAAAAGAAAGCGGTTGACAAACTGATAGATAGTGTTGATTATAACCAATTTATAGATATACTTTAAACTATGAAAGCACAAGAGTTAGCAATGATTAAAAGGATTGAATCTAAATCTAATTCAGATATAAAACAATCCGATTACGAGTATAATAGATTTGATGCATACAACGATAAATCTATTTTTGAAGTAAAGCATCGACACACATTCTACGGTGATGTTATGATAGAGTTTGATAAGTTTAGCTACAACTACGCTTACGCAATGGTAAACAACTTAAACTTTGTATATGCCGTAGAGATGAATGACATCATATACATATTTGACATTGTTAATCTTGTTAAGGAAGGTTTTAACTTTAATTGGAAGTGGAGAGAGATGCCGAAGACAACAGAATTTAACAGAAAAGAAAAGGTTCAGAAGTACGTTGGATTTATAAATATTAAACACTCATACTGCGAGATATGATAGACAATAAAAACACTAGAAGAATGGAACTACATAGAGAAGCTATACTTTCAGATGCAAAAAAAAAGCTAAATATTAGGGACTTTATGAAATTACAGAAACTTTTAAACAAATTAAAAACAACAAATAGAATTGGTGATTAAAAAAATAATCATTATATTTGCAAACGAAAACAATTAAATAATCCATTATGAAAACTCTAAATGAGAAACTTGCGACAATACAAACGCAATTTAAGTCAAAGAAATCAAGGTATAACAGCTTTGGAAAGTATAACTTCCGTAGTGCTGAGGATATACTTGAGGCAACAAAACCATTCCTATTAGATTTGGGAGTGTCGGTAACAGTAAACGAAGAACTCGTATGCACAGAGCCGTTTCCAATTCTAAAGTCAATAGCCACAATATCTGATGGCAAGGACTCCATAGAAGCAGTGTCAATAGTAGGTATAGACCTAGACCAAAAGGGTATGCAGATGCCACAGAAGTTCGGTAGTGCATCATCCTACGGTAAGAAGTATTCTTTAGGTAATCTATTTCTAATAGACGACACCGCTGATAGTGATGCTAGTAACAACCACGGCAAGTCGGATACAAGCTCCAACAAGAAGAGTATTAACTCTGTAAAGGATGAGGCTTACAAGAAGGCTTCTGAGTACATAAAGAGTGGTGGCAAGCTAGAAGCTATCAAGCAGAAGTACGACCTATCATCAAGTGTTGAATCTAAACTAAAAACACTGTAATATGGAGACTAGAGAACAGATAATAGACAAGCTACAAGACGATACGTTGTACTACGGTGAGTATGGTCAGCAATACTTAAGTAACTCAAACATTGGCACGCTACTTACTAACCCACTAGGACTAAAGGAGAAGACCAAGACCACCTCAGCAATGATATTTGGTAGCTACTTTCACACGGCAATACTTGAGAAGGATAAGCTACACAAGTTTAAAATCATTGAGGCTAACACACGAACTACGAAGGTTTATAAGGAACTAAGCGAGGGAGAGATGTGTATGCTACAGCACGAGGTAGATATGGCTGACGCTATGGTGGACAAACTACTTGACAACAATGTATTCTCATCTATGATTAATGTAGGTGAGGTTGAACACGAAGTGCCATCAGTAAAAGAGATTATGGGTAATATGTGGAAGGGTAAGGCTGATATAATTAACCACGATGACAAGTTAGTGGTTGATATCAAGACATCCTCCGACATCAACTCGTTTCACTTCTCAGCTAACAAGTACAACTACGATTCACAAGCATACATATACCGTGAGTTATTTGGCTACGATATGGTATTCTTAGTGATTGACAAGAACACCCATCAGATGGGTCTATTTGACTGCTCAGAAAACTTCTATGAGAGAGGTAGAGAGAAGGTAGTTAAAGCTACCGAGGTATACGATTTGTTCTACAAGGACGAATCATTTGACGCAAAACAATTTTTTATTAACCGTACACTATAGTACACAAAACAATTATTATTATGGCTAGTTTAATAACAGCAAGTATCAACTTAAGTAAAATCGATAAGAGTAAAATTATCGAGGGTAAGAAAGGTCAGTATCTACCAATAACAATATCATTGAACGATGACTTAGACCAATTCGGTAACCAAGGTAATATGACAATCTCTCAGTCAAAGGAAGAGAGAGACGCTAAGGCAGACAAGTCTTACCTAGGTAACGTAAAAGTAGTTTGGACTAACGGAGACAACGTAGCTGCTGCTCCAAGAGAAGAGCAACAAACTCAAAGTAATTCAACTGTAAAAGATGACCTACCATTTTAATTAGTACTTTTACATTGTAGTTGCAGTCGAAATAAATAGGCAACTAAAGGAAACTATACAAGCCCTTGCGATGAAATCAGCTTCGACTCTGATGGATTTGCAGGGGTTTTTTATTAAACAACAACGAAATGAGTAAGAGATTAGGCTACACATTCTATCCAAAAGATTGGAGAAGTGATGACAAAGTTATAATGCTTAATGCCGAAGAAAGAGATATGTTTCGGTTCTTTATTGACGAGTGCCACATAAAAAGTTCAGCAAAACTTGAGTGGAACTTGCAATATTTTCGGAGAATCTTAGGACATAATAAACAAAAAGTTGAAAGAATCTTTAAAGTTTTATGCAACTTTGAGTTAGTTTGCCAAGAGGGTGATTACATTGTTATCCCTAGTGTTATCAATAGATTGGGGTTTATTGAAGAGCAATCTGAGAGAGGTAAATTGAGCGGTTCTACTAAGCGTGAAAGTTTAACCAAAGAGAAAGAGAAAGAGAAACAGAAAGAGAAAGGGGAATCAGAAGACCCAAAGGTTAAATTCTTAAAGTGGTTTAACGAGTCAAGAACTCATCACTTAAAAATTCCATCTAACTTTAATAGTCTTACTAACCAAGACAGAATTAATCTAAGTGACTTGAGAAAGGATTATAGCAAGGAAGACTTCAACAAGGCTATAAAATCTTTTTGTGAGGACAAGTGGTGGGTAAAAAAGAAGAACATAACACCTAAACACTTCTTAGACCAAGACAACTTCGCTAAGTTCTTAAATGCTTACGAACCTACAAAGACAATCGGACAAAAACTAATGGGATAACTATGATACTAGAAAGCGGATTTGCAGACAAATATTTAGATGATGTAATTAACGGAAGGATAAAGCTAGGCTTAGGTTTAGGGTTAAAAACATTTGATACTCACTATAGATTTAAACAAGGGGAGTTCACAATTATTAACGGATTAGATAACGTAGGAAAAACAGATTGGCTACTGTGGTATTTCTGTGCATTAAGCGTAACACAAGGACTTAAATTTTGTGTTTGGAGTGGAGAGAATAAGGCAGGGCAGTTGGTTAAGAGACTAATCCAATGGAAGATTGGTAAGTACATAAAAAGTGCTGATGAGTTAGATATCTATAACGCTAAGGCTTGGGTTGAGGAGCATTTTAAGTTTATTGACAACACGGGTTTCTACAAGTCAGAAGAACTATTTTCAATGTTTGAAAGCTTAGATGTAAATGCAGTTCTTATTGACCCATACACGGGTATGAATAGAGACTACACTCACGCTGCTAACTACGATTTCTTAAATGAAAGCAGAAAGTTTGTTAACCAAACTAAAAAGAGTTTGTTTGTAAATACTCACCCTAACACAGAGGCAGCGAGAAGAATCTACGGATTAGAACACGAATACTATGGCTATCCTATGCCACCAAGTCGTTCACAAAGTGAAGGAGGTCAACCATTCGCTAACAGACCCGACAACTTTATAACCATTCACAGGCTAATTGGACACCCACTAATGAAGTTTAACACTCAAGTGTACATCAGAAAGGTGAAGGATACGGAGACAGGTGGAGAGCCTAATGCAATTGATGACCCAATTATTTTTGAATACAACAAAGGGCTTGGATTTGTAAGCGATGGCATCAATATAGTGAATAATACTATTCGACCTGACCTACAATTTCAACCACTAATACCAAACAATGATTTTGATAGCAATCAAGACCCATTTTAATTATGATACTAACAGACGAACAAATACAGAAGGCAATAGATAGAAGGGAGGCATTCTTTTTTACAGACAAGGAGATAGAGAACTTATGGCATCAAGCAAGTTTAAAGAAGAACATTGAACTAATGACATTGAATATGACACAGCACACCCTAATCTTAGATGCTATGCACTTAAAAGCAGTTAAGATTGATGTTAATAAGGCAAACAAGATATTAGAAATAAAAGAATACCTTACAAAATCTATTCACGTTCAAAGGATTAATAACCTACAGGCAGAGTTAATAGATGAAAGCAACTTAAAGATGTTTGAAAAGGAATTTAAGATAAGGGAATTGAAAGAAGAGATAAAAAATTTAAAGCAAAATATTTGCAATTCTCGAATCACGAATTAAGGCAAATCATAGTACAATTTCGAGAAAGATATTTGTTTTAGGAAATGTACTCGAATTATTACTACGATAATAAAATAATAAATATGAGCAAGATTAAAATACATAAAATCTGTATTGACTCAGTCGTTGGCTGCAATTACGCAATTGATAATTTTAAACGAGGTTTTCGTTACGAGATTATCACGATGGGAGTTAAGGAAGGAAAAGAAAGTTGGGTGTTTAAGGAGATGTCTTCAGAGCAGAAAGAGTTCTTTGTTGAAAAAGATTACGCAGATTTATTAATTAATAACGGAAACATTAAAAATTTATAATTATATTTGTTTCAATCCCACAAATAAAACCATTTAAAAAATGAGAACAGAAGACTGGAAAGACCAACTAGACTTAGACAAGGTAGAGTTAAAGCCCCCATTTGTAGAGGAAGACTTTAGTAATATACCAACGTACTATCTATCTGATGGCATTGAAGCGTCTAAGGTAGTCGCAGCATTTCAAGGAGATAGCTATAACATAGGCACTGCACTAACTTACTTAATGAGAGCAGGTAAAAAGGTTTACGTTAACAAGTCTCCTAGAGATAGTAAGGTAGCTGATATTAAAAAAGCAATTAACCACTTGAATTTTGAACTTGATAGACTAAAAAATTATGGATAAAGTTGATAATAAAAAATCTAAATACTACAGATATGGAGTTTATAGAGACGAGGTTTCTGAATTAAAAGAGAGTTATGGATATAGCTCTAGAAAAATCGCTAAGATAATTTCCGAAAAATATCCAGACAAAGGTATTAATATAGAAAACTTTGCAAAGGCAATTAGGTCTGGAGAATATATTCCTAGGTCTATTGTTGATGAATCCCTACATCGTAACAACCTACACCCATCCGACAACTGGAAGGTTGCTTGGATTAAAGATAAGGAAACGGGAACATCTACACTTGTATCTAATCCCGACTACAAAAATACAGATACGGTTGACTACGATAAGATTAGAGATACGCTAATATCTGACTTAAAAGCACACTCTCCTGCCTACCCAACAATCAAAAGGAATAAGTCTGAAGATAGTTACTGCTTGGTTTTAGACCCCGCAGAT